TGAAGGTATGTATTACGCATACAAAATCGTCAAGGAGCATGGCATCGATGCTCTTGAAAAGGAACTGACTTTCCGGGCGAACAGTGGAATCAAGACTCTCGTCACGAAAGAAGAGATGCGGACACTGCATGAAGAGATCGTCAAGCGGACATCAAAAGCCATACTTGTGCTTGCCGTCATGGTGCTGCATGACGAACTGGATCTATCCGGCGAAGACCTTCAGCGTTTCATCGTGCGCTTCAATGAGAAGTCTGCTGGAATCGCAGAAAACTACACCACATGGGAAGAGCAGATGGCAGTGCTGAAAGACGAGATGGGAATCGAGGTGCAGTTTGAATGATTCATATGAGTAGAGACAAGGATCTAATCATCGACTGCTTTGCTGGTGGCGGTGGAGCATCGGTTGGAATCGAGATGGCACTTGGAAGACCAGTAGATATAGCCATTAACCATGACCCTATGGCTATTCTGATGCACAAGGTAAACCATCCACGGACGAAGCACATCACGGAAGACATATTTACCGTCGATCTGCAAAAGTACGTTAAGGGAAGAAATGTTGCTCTTATGTGGGCATCGCCGGACTGTACGCAGTTTTCAAAAGCAAAGGGTGGCAAACCGAGAATCAGCGGCATACGGATGCTTCCTTGGGCAGTCTATAAACACGCTGAAGCTGTTAAGCCGGAAGTGCTTATCATGGAGAATGTGGAAGAGATCCAGGAATGGGGTGCGCTGGACGAAAACGGATTTCCAATCGAAGCGGAGAAGGGCAAAGAGTACCAGCGATTCATCAAAGCAATGACCGATCTTGGCTACGACTTTGACAGCAGAGAACTTGTGGCTGCGGATTATGGTGCTCCTACTACTCGCAAGAGATGGTATGCGATATTTCGAAGAGATGGTAGACGAATTGTCTTTCCGACACAGACGCATTTCAAAGACCGTGAACCGAGATGGCTGCAGTGCGGTGATTATATCGACTGGTCGGATCTTGGCATATCGATATTTGACAGGAAGAAACCGCTTGCCGAAAAGACACAGGCACGGATCGCTTATGGAATCAAACGGTACATCTTGGATAATCCGAATCCGTATGTCGTGAAGGATGATCGTGCGCTTGCGTTCATGATTCAGTACCATAGCGAAACCAAAAGCGGATATGCCAGGGGTCAGTCGCTTACAGAACCGATAAAAACAATAGACACATCGAACCGTTACGGATTGGTTACGGCATTCATCACGAAGTTCTACAAGACTGGAATCGGGCAGGGATGCGATGAACCTATCCATACCATCACTACATCTCCGGGTCATTTCGGCGTAGTCAGTGCTTGCCTTGTAAAGTATTACAACAATCCCGAAACGAACAACCAGTCGTTGGATAAACCAATCGACACGATTGTTACAAAGGATCGCTTCGGACTGGTCAGCGCATTTCTGATCCAGTATTACGGACGAGAAGATGCCATGATGAAACTGGATAATCCTATCTACACCATCACCACAAAAGACAGATTCGGTTTAGTCGGTGTTTTAGTCAACATTCATGGAGAACAATACATTCTCGCAGACATATTCTTGAGGATGCTCAAGCCGGAAGAACTAAAAGTCATGCAAGGATTTCCAAAGGACTACATCATCGACCGTGATTCATCCTGGAACGAATATCCGAAGACTGAACAAGTTGCACGAATTGGAAACAGTGTCGTTCCGATCATGGCTCAGAAACTTGTGGAAGTGAATTGTCCGTATCTTAAGGTTGGTGAGCGTGAGAAGAATCCGATCGTTTACTTCAAACCTACTGGACAGATGGCATTCTCATTTGGTGATTGAGGTGCGGCATGAACACAAACGGAATCTTCAGCAGCAAGACGGATGACTGGGAAACACCGCAGTATCTGTTCGACCGTCTGAATGAGATATTCACATTCAACTTGGATGCTTGTGCAGATGAGAAGAACCACAAAGTGCCGTTCTACTTCACGAAGGAAGATGACGCATTATGTAAATCTTGGGGGGGGTACAGAACGTGGTGCAATCCCCCATATGGAAGACAGATCGGTCAGTGGGTTCAGAAAGCGGCAGAAACGGTCAGAGACAATCATTCAGTCGTGGTTATGCTTCTTCCGGCACGAACAGAAACTAAATGGTATCACGAATACATTGCTAACAATCCAAGAGCGCACACGGTATTTATCCGTGGTCGGTTGCAGTTTGGGAAATCAAGGCAGAATGCTCCGTTTGGAAGCATGATCGTGGTATTTGCGTAAGGAGTAGTGATGAGTAAACGAAAGTATGAACGCTGGTATCCAGTCAGAAGTATTGCTGAATTTGAAGAGTTGCAATTTGACTGGTACATCGTTCGCTACGGCAACAAGTACAAGACAACACATCGATCGTTCCTTATTTCGCAGCAGTATCGGGTTCTTGTAAACAAGATTAACGGCGGCGATATATGGATAGCAAATAGGATAGGAGAATCTAAATGAAGCAGATTGTTTCATTATTGCTGGCATTGCTCCTTGCAGCTGCAATAGCCGGATGCGGAATAGAACCGATTGAAAAATATGACTATAGTCGATTCAAAAAAGTAGAGCAGTATGATGACTTAACTGTCTATGTCGATACGGAGACAGGGATTGCTTATGGGAATATGAGTTCATATCCTGGATCTTTGTTTCCTCTCTACGACAAGGACGGAAACCATTACAGACCCAACGGCTGGCGAGACTGGAGTGATGGAGATGAATTGTACTGACAAATTTGTCGATGTCGTAAGATGCAAAGACTGCGTTTTCGGTTCTCCTGTCTTGGAAGAGAAAAACGGATTTATTGTCATCGACTGCTTAATGCTCAGTCATACGGTAATGCCAATGGACGGTTACTGTTGCTTTGGTCATCGTGGCATGAGTGCTGATGCTGTGGAGAGGTGCAAGGTATGAGTGAAGTATGCACAGACAATCGCTTTGAAATAATTGCAAAAGCGAAAGCGGATCTGCTTGAAAGCACGAACATCGAAACGAGCGCAGACGAAATGGTTTGCCTGGATTCGTTCCTGTTGCGTTGCTGGCAGATGGGATGGTTGAAGAAGTATGAGGAAGATCAGCGATGGATTCCGATTACAACAAGACCGATGGACGAATGGGAACGGAAAGAATGGAGTAAGAAAATCGGTTATGAACTGGAAGACGATGATGCAGTCATCTATACTTCGCAGCTTCCCGATGACGGACAGGAGTGCATTGTCTGCTCGAAGTGGGGAAATGTATTTATCGACACGTTTAGTAACGACCCGGATTACGGATGCTATTTCGAAGACCACGGAGACATGGACGGATTAACCGCATGGATGCCGTTTCCGAAACCGTGGAGAGGAGAAGGAGATGAATGAATTAAAACCATATATCTGTCCTCAATGCGGTGGAAAGGTAAACAGGGCAACTCTTATTTGCGAGATGTGCGGAACTCAATTTCATGAAGATGCTCCGAATGGAATCATCATCGCAAGACCAGGTGTTCATGTACTGGGCGTAAACAGAGTTATCAATGACGAAATGTTTTACCTTCACAATCCGCAAGAATTATCGGAGTACATTCTCAAAGATATGGCAAGAGAATTTGCATCGTGCATATTACCGTTTCTCGATGTGCGATCAGAACAAAATCCGTGTAGAAATCAAACAATCCTGTCTGCCAGGTTAAGAGTCGTTGAACCGACATTCAGATTTTGAGAGGAGAAGAGAATGAGCGACCTTGAAATAATGAAATCATTTTGCGGCAAATGTGCCTACAAAACAAAATGCCATAGACCGTGCCCAGTAGTGTTGAGCGCAATTATCGAAGAGGAAAGGAGAACCGATGGATGACTTAATCAGCAGACAAAGTGTTTTAAACGTATTTCTATATTTTGATGAATCAAAACGGTTAGATATGATAAAAAAGTTGCCATCCGCAGAACCAGATTTTAACGAATGGTGTACAGACTGCAAGGAATACGATCAAGAACGGCACTGCTATCCAAGGTACAATCGGGTCATCCGTGAGGCGTTGGATGCGGTCGAGAAGCCGAAGACTGGGAAGTGGATAGAAACTGACGATGGATGGGACGGAACGTATTATGTTTGTTCCATATGCGGATGCCTGTGGACACTCATAGACGGAGACCCGGAAGACAATGGGATGAACTACTGCCCACACTGCGGAGCAGACATGAGGACAAGCGAATGAGTAAATCAGAGGCACTGGAAGAACTGGTTCGATTCATCGGGTCATGGACATACGGTAAAGAGCGATGGTTTCCGCAGAATGGCGTATGGTATGACCGATATGATGGAAAGTACATCGACACGCAAGAACTTGTGGCAAGGATCATAAAGGCTATAACGGACGAAATTGCGGAGCAGACATGAGAGGAGATACGGATGAGTGACCTTATAAGCAGAGATGATGCCATCAAAGCCTTTGAGGACGAGAAGCAAAAGGCGAGAGAGGACAGAGAGTATTTTGCTAAATATGCCGGAACAGAACACGAACAAGCCATCTGCAACGAAGCGGTGAAAACGTGGAGAAAAACAATAGATATTGTCAATAAACTTCCGACCATAGATGCCGTACCAGTAGTACGGCGCAAGGAGTGTGTTCACTACATAAAGCACGACAAAAGATGTGGGATATGGAATCACGGTATCGACAGCAACGGATACTGCTATAAGGGGGAAAGGGAAGACGATGATAACCATTGAGCGAGAAGGAATCTGCGTTGGGTGTCCGTTCTCTGACATTGTTCTTCATAACGGTCAGACAAAAACAGGAAGGGCGACATGGAGACTGTTGTGTAAGCACGAATTTGCTTGCAGAAGAGCGCATCAGTTAGGAAAGAGTGAAGGGAAAGACGATGGACGGAATGAATGTTGATGTCGTGCGGCAACTCCAAGAAGAGCGAGACAGGGCAGTCGCAATGTTGGAATCGCTTGGATATAGACTGGGAGATAAGCCGGATGTCGTAGACAGACGCAAGTTGATCGAAGCGTTTGAAATCGAACTGGGTAAGGCACAGGGTTGGCGGCTTGAATGTGATGTGTTTGATTCTAATCAACTTGAAATCGCTTCACAGATGGTCGCTGACTGGAACAAGGCAATCTTAATCGTGAAAGGATTATGACGATGGAAAAGTATCTTGCGGTAATAACAACGGTGCTTGTGCTGACGCAGATAGTCAGAGTGACACAGAATGCGATTCAACTGCATTTGCAGAACAAAGAGATAAAGCGTAATGTCAACTGGATTACGGAGCATGAAGTCACCAAGGAAGACTTTGACTGCCAGCGTGAAGTCATGTATCTGCTCCGTGACAAACTGAAACAGGGAAGGTGGTGACTGATGTGGATATCTTAATCGTATCGCCTGGAAACTATGCTACTGGTGGGGTCGAGTTGCTCCACCAGTTGTGTTTTGAAATGAACAAACATGATGGTGTCAACGCCAAGATGTGGTACTGGGAATGCAAAACGATGTTCCCGCAGCCGAAAGAATACAAGCAGTATGGATGCCAGTATGTGACCAAGATGCCGGACGATTACAAAGGACTTGTCATACTCCCGGAGATTTGGGCAAATCAAGTGACAGATCCGGCATTCAAGGACTGCAAGGTGTCCGTTTTTTGGGAGTCGGTCGATAACTACTTCCAGTTCTGCAAGCCGAAAGACTACTTCAAGTTCTTGGAACGCAAGGACACGATCCATCTCTGCCAGTCGTTCTACGCAGAACAGTTCTGCTCTGATTTTGGTGTGCTTCCGTGGTTCATCGGTGACTATATCAATGATGACTTCATGCAGCCGTTTGAGGAAGTGGACAAGCGATACCAGTGGGTTCTGTATAACCCAAAGAAGGGCATGGACTTCACGAAGAAACTGATAGAATTTGTCGGTGATTCCGTTGCTTTCGTGCCGATTCAGAATATGAGTCGTGAGGAAGTAATCAATACAATGCGACACAGTATGTGCTACATCGACTTCGGGAATCATCCGGGAAAGGAACGTATCCCAAGGGAAGCGGCGATGTGCGGCTGTTGCATCATCACTGGTCGGAACGGATCTGCTGGCAATAACAGTGATGTCGATATCCCAAAGTATTACAAATTTACACGATGGGAACAGAGTCTGCCGGAAATCAGAGACATGATAATCAGCACGGTTTACAACTATCCGCAGCGGACGAACGACTTCAACCATTACCGCAGAGTCGTAGCGCATGAGCATGAAGCGTTTGAGGATAATGTCCGTGAGTTTATCGACTGGTTAAGGAGTGAGATATGAGCATCAGATATATGATTCACGCCTGTCCGCAGCGAATGTGGTATGTGGATGAGTTCCTTTTGCCGTCCATGTGCGAACAGGGCATCAAAGAGTCCGAGGTTCATGTGTGGTGCGATACAGAAAAGGTCGGTAATCTTAAATCGTTTATCGCCAGCATGGTATATGTCAGAGACAATCTGCCGGATAATGAATGTGTTTGGCATCTCCAAGATGATGTTATCATTTCTGCCGATTTCAAGACGGTCGCTGACAGGATCAATCAGATGGCATACGGATTCTCTTCCGCACGATTCGACAAGAGGAACGGAAATAACACAGGACTCCAGTTGCCTAAAGAAGCATGGGAATCGTTCCAGTGCGTCTGCATACCGAACAGTTACGCAGCTGAATATCTCTACTGGTTTGAGCATCCACCTACTGGCAATCGCTTTTATCTGTATCCCTGGACGAACGAAGGTAAGTGCGATGACACCATTTGGAAGATTTTTTTGAGAGACTGTCATCCGAACGACTTAGTTCTAAACGTGACTCCCAACATGGTAGATCACATCGACTATCTGCTTGGCGGCAGTCTTATCAATACCGACTGGCGAAAGTTTCCGGCAGTATCATCGTACTGGAAAGACTGGGAACGGATACGCAAACTAAATCGTGCTATTGATGAGCGGAACGGACTGAAGTATGAGAACAATGATCCGAAGTACGCTTGCTATTCGCTCCGGCGTAACTACTATCCGCATCTCAAAGTGTCGCTTGCATCCCTGTTGCATCACACAGAGTTTGAAAAGGTGTTCCTTCTCATTGAGGATGACGAGCTGCCGTATCATGTGCCGAGTAACTGCGAGATAATCAATTACACACGGAATCCTGTTCTTCCAATCTTCCACGCAAACTCAAGTGACTTCCACACGAATGCCTGTGCGCTCCGTGTTGCTCACGGTCGGATTCTCCCCGATTACGTTGACAGGGTGCTTGCGCTTGATGTCGATACGATTATCTGCGATGACTTGAGTCCGCTGTGGAATGTCGATCTGACTGGTAAATGGTTCGCCGGAGTCTCTGAATTGATGGGTGACTATCATCCTTACGGTGAGGACTACTACAACGGCGGCGTGATTCTGCACAACCTGAAACAGCAACGTGCTGACAAGGCAGACGAGCAGATGATTCAGCATCTCATTTATTTCAAGGTTCTGTATCTTGACGAAGAGGTGCTGAATATGTTTGCCGTTCCGAATGGCAAGGCAGTCTCTATCCCGACCCGATACAATGAGTGCTGGTGCGATGGGTACACAAACGATCCAGCGATAGTCCATTACTGCTCCATTTCGGAATGGTGGAAAGAAGATAAACCACGGTCAGAATACTGGCGTGAGTGGATGTGAGGTGCAATATGGTCAAGTACATGATTCACGCTTGCCCACAAAGAATGTGGTACGTTACGGATTTTTTAATTCCAATAATGCATCAACACGGAATCACTGACGAAGAAATCCATGTGTGGTGTGATACCAATAAGCGTGGAAACCTTCGCTCTTTTTTCGATAGCATGGAGTATGTCCGTGACAACTACGATCCCGATGACGGCATTTGGCATCTGCAAGATGATGTTCTTATCTGTTCTGATTTTGTGCATCGGACAAAAGATATCACTGGGTGCGCTTACGGATTCACTAATGATTTTTTTAATCCAGTGACTCATCGGAATACTGGTGTCGTTCGCATCGAGGATGCATGGACTTCTTTTCAGTGCGTGAGGATTCCCAATCGCTATGCCGGAGAATTTCTTGAGTGGTATCAGCAGAACAAGAGCCATATGCTCGTTTGGGGAATCGCAAAGAAAAACATCGGTGATGACACGCTCTTCAATTTTTTTCTTCAAGACTGGCATCGTGATGACCCGATTACCAATGTCTGCCCGAATCTTGTCGAACACGTTGATTTTCTTTTGGGTGGATCTACGCTTATCTCCGAGCGTGGCATGACTCTTTCTTTTTACTGGGAAGAAGAGTTTGGAACTCAAGTGCTGGCAAGACTGATTCATGAAGAGAGGATGAGCAAATACTACGTTGAGAGGAATGCAATCTATGAAAAACAGCAAAAAGAACACATCGCAAATTGTGAAATGTTTTGACGAGCGCAAGTGCTTTGCAAAGCGTTTCGGTCAGTGCGTGATTCTGACATCGTCATATGCTCCAGGAGACTGCCCCTTTTGCAAGCCGGACGGTGGCAACATTGATGCTAACTTCAGAAAGTATGAGAGGGATTGCCGATGAATTTTTTTCATAAGGTGGCATTCGATACTTTTCTTCGGGATGCCGTTAACCACGTTCAATTCGATGAAGAAGACGATGATTTTATTCCCAAGATGAGAGCTGCGTATGACGCTATTCCGATTCCGACTCGCAAGACTGCGTGTTCCGCTGGCTACGATTTCGTTACGCCTTTTTTTATTAGGCTTCGACCGGGAGAGAGCATCCTGTTTCCGACTGGCATCAAGGCAGAGATGGCAAACTTCAATGTGCTTTTTCTTTTCGTGCGTTCGTCAATCGGACTGAAGAAACACTGTATGCTGCCGAGTGGTGTCGGCGTGATCGATGCCGACTACTACAATAATCCCGATAATGAAGGTGATATTTTCATGTCGTTGCAGAATGTCGGCAAGGAAAGCGTGACCATCAATGCCGGAGAACGTGTCGCACAGGGTGTTTTTCTTTCCTACGACACCGTCTACCATGATGATGCAAGCGGCATTAGGACTGGTGGCATCGGATCTACTAACTGATTTTTTATTTGGGCGTGTGCGCTTCGCAGAACGGCGTACAGCGATTCTCTGCGAGAGATGGTTATTCTATCGACAAAACACTTCGGCTGCGTCAGAACGGCTCATAATGCGTCTGACGGCATAATTAAAGGGCGGCTACTTGCCGCCCTGTTTTTTTCTTTCCGATGAGCCGGATCATCTGCTGTACTTCTGATCGTATTCTTTCCACAGTTCGAAGATCGCATCGACTTCTTCCGGGGTCAACTTGTACTCGATAATCAATTCATCCCTGGCATTTTCTGTCCAGTGGTGCTTCCACAGTTCGTATGCGAATGCTTCAACGTCTTCTCTCATTTCCTTGCTAACCATTTTATTTTCTCCTTTCTCTTTCCTTGCCGGATATCACGCTTTTTTCTTTCCACGGATCTGCTCTTCTCTGTCGATCTTCTCCATGATTGCCATGAGCATGAATGCGTTCAGTGACTTGTATCCGAGTGCTTCAATCCTTTTTTTCGTTCCCGGTTGCATCCGCACGATCGCTTTTTCAAACTTCGTGTCGTACTTCGCATTGGCTCTTCTGACCGCAGCGGTCGTTTTAAACTCTCTCTCTTCCATGATTTTTTCTCTCCGTACAATTCATAACAAGTTACATATAGAGTGTATCAGTCGCTTTTCTCTCTGTCAAGTGCAAGTTACATATGCCGCATTATTTCTATCAAAACACAAGATACATATTGTGGTCTGTCCATCCTACCACCAGGGTTTTTCTTTTTGGCTGCAGCCGGATCATGCATACATGATGGAAGTGTTCTTCACGCCGATGTAGACGATGTTGTAGTAGTGTTCTTCCTTCAGTGCGGCGATGCAGTCAGCGATACGCTCTTCCTGTGTTCTGAAACGCTTGTGATTGTTTTCGTCATAGCGGAACGGCAAGCAGTTAACGATCACTTTTTTCTTTCGCTCCGATCCATTCTGCAGCGTTTCCATTACTGAAAATTCCATTGCAAGATAACCGATTTTCATTTTTTCCCTTTCTGACAGTCTGACCATCCTACTGACAGGGATCTGTTTTTTTCTTTCCGCTGTATTACAGTGCGTGTCCGATCGTGTCCATTGCTTCCGTCAGAGTGATGAATC